GCGCGCCACGTAAAACTTCCGGCCCTCACGACCCTGGACTGGATCGAGCACGAAGTAATTCTCGTCCGTTACCTCGATCAGGATCTGGTGATTGCCTGCCTCGATGTTCAGAGACGGCGCGGTACAGAGATACACGCCTTCGTCTGCCAGCGGCGGGGTGTCAACGCTGTAGAAAGCGGTGTATTTGACGCCAAGGTAATCGAGCATTTCGCGAAGGGTCAGATCGCCGTCCCGGTACGGCTTGTGCAGCTCCTCGATTACGTCAGCCGCGGGCCGACCCACAATCATTGCCAGGCAGGTGGACACGCAGCTCACGGGGCATGGTTGGGTTTGCAGGGTAATCAGTGGGTTCATCGAAATACCTCCTGCAGATTTGCAGGCGCAGTCACCCGCTGAACTTTGTGGTGAAAGCCATAACCGGCTACCACGACGATGATGGTCAGGACGATCCAGATTCGGTTGGTCATGGGCGGGCTTCCTGAATCAGGTAATTATCAAAGGTCGTTTCGCCGCCCTCATGGCGCCATCCGAAGACCTTCGCGAACTCCTCAACATCGAAATCGCACAGGCATTCGCCTTGCTGCATGCAGGAACCACTTTTGGTAGGCAGATGACCGACCTCACAGCCAGCGATCGCTGCCATGTCCGTAGAGGTTTCAACCTCGGCAGGGTTGCCGTGCAGTGGGGTAACTTCAAACCAAATACACATCAGCTCACCTCCGCTGTCGGCCAGATCACGCGAGCCGCGCGCCGTGCCTGTTCTTGATTGAGTGGGCCGTCTTCAAGGGAAACCATTTGGAATGGAGCCCAGCCAGTAACGATCACTGTCCAATTTCGCTTGGTCATTGGCCTGTCTCCTCGGCTTCAGCACGATCAATCAACGAGTCCAGACGCGACATCGACAGAGCGAGCATCTGGTCGTAATCGTCGTCGCTCAGAACCGGAACGCTCACATAGCGCACTCGATGGTTTGTCATGGTGACTGCCAGTTCGAGGGCCTGACGAGCCTCCACTGGTGTTGCGAGACGTACAGTCATTGGGAAGCCCTCTTTCCGAACTTCGCCATCAGCAGCGCGCGGGCGGACTTGCCGTCAACCGGGATTCCCTGCTGGATGATTCGTTCTTGTGATTGTTGGTCGGCCAGTTCACTGGCCAGCTCGTAAGCGGTCTTCTGGCTGTCGTGCCCGATACCAGCGAGGATCTTGCCGTCAAGCGGCTGGCCATCCAGAGCGCGACGAATGACGATCGCGTATGCCCGTTCGAAGCGAGCGCGCAGCGATTTGTCTTCCTGCTTGGCGCAGCGCAGATCGAATATCCCGGTTTCGTTGGCAGCGATTCGCACACCGTCGTGGCTGTATGAGCCCATCAGCGCCTCAAGCCACGCATCAGCACTCGATGGCATGCCGAAGTCTTCTGCGGTTGGCGTGCACATCGTGATGAACTCACCTACGCTCGGGGCGAATGGCTTGCTCATCTTCCGGCACTTCTGAACGCCGAACTCGATCTGCTCCAGGGTGCGAATTCTGACTGCGGCAAATTCCTTTATCCATTCAGCCTTGGCTGCATCCAGCGCTTCGGTGGACGGCCAGGCCTGACGCCACGCTGGGAAAATTCCACGGAGGCGGCGGAACAGATCGTTCACGACCTCGGCAGTTTCCAGCGTGACCACGACAGGCTCGGAAATCGCCGACGGCGGAAGGTTGCCCATGGTGGACATGACCCGAGACGCGGGCTTCATTGCGGCACCATGAGGTTTGCAGCCCATGCAGTACTATCGAAATCAGGCTCAGTGCTTGGACGCGCGGGGAACGGCTTCACATTCGATGACACAGCACGGTTACGATCGTTGAGCACCCACTTAACTAGCATCTGCACCCATTCGGCCTGGGTGTTCACTTGACCGCGAGGTTCGTAGTGAGCGGTAAATGCGCGCCTGGCTTCGTCGGTGACCAGATCCAGTGCGAGACCGGAGTGCAGCGCATAGGTCTTCAAGAGCTTGTGATCAGGATGCCAGTCGAGGGTCATCTCGCTGGGCATGCGGGGATCGACCGATTCGCGCGTAGAGAGAGGTTCTTTATTCTTCTCTTCTCTAGGTAACGCATTACTAACGCTAGCAGCGTTACCTTTTGCGTTACCTGACTTGTGCCCAGCTACGCGGCGAGCCGTCAAAGCCCTGTTTTTGGCGGTCTTACCGTTATGACGGTCAAAATGAGGAAGACTGATCAGTCCCTCGGCTTCTTGCATCCAGTCGACAGATTTCATCATTTCGCAGAAACCGGTAACGCCTACCAAACGGTCGAGTAACTTTTTGCTAACGCTAGGAGCGTTACCTTCTTCGGTTTGCTGGTCGAACCAACCCCAAATGCGCATCAGCTTTCCAACCACTGCGTCGAGATCGATACCGGCAAGCTCAGCAATTTGGCAGACCTCTGGCTTGTCCAGGGTCGTCAGTTCGAATTTGATCCAGTCGCCAGCCATCATGGACGTCCTTTGCCGACAAGCTCGGCAAGCTCAAGGAAGCGATCCACGTACCAGTGAGGCTGCGTCTCGCGAGGGGATTGGGGGCTGGTCAGGTTCTTGCCGTAGGCGAGGCCCTTATCAGTGATCGACCAGAACGGAACGACCTCCTGCTTCGAGTTCTTGCGGGTCAGCACCTTGAGGTAGCCGGCGGCTTCGAGCTTTTTGTTGAAGGACACGACTGAGCCGCCCAAACCGAAGTCTTTCAGCAGCGCGGTCGCAGACTTGGTGGGCATCGAAGAGCCGCCAGCGGCATCCGGCGCGGTATCCACGGCGTAGCCTGGGAGAAACTTCGGATCAAGGCCGTTGTTCTCGGCGATCTTCGTCAGCATGAGCATCTGGCTGGACGGCGCAGGCTTCAGCAGGCGCGTGAAGCATTCCATGATCGCGATTTCGCCGATGACCTTCGTTCCGTTCGCCGTGACGGCCTCGCGTGACGCCGACTGCTGCTCCAGTTCGTGCCAGCGGCGGATGACCTTCATGCGCATCGGCGCGCTGTAGCCAGTCAGCAGGCAATCGGTATGCTCACGATCAAGCTGGTACTGGACCTGCTCACGGTTGCGCCCATCCAGATAGATGTCCTCAAAGTTGAGGGCATCGGCCTTCAACTCTTTGAGCATGGCGAGGATGTCGCGCTTGACGTTGTCGTGACGCTTGCCCGTGATGCTCGCAATCTCGCGCGATGACATCGTGCGCGCCACGTTTCCGTGATTCGCAAAATGTGGCGCGGGCTTTTTCAGGGCCTGTACATCGTGATTCTGTGTGTGCATAATCAGCTCCAGAACGTTGTGCAAACAGCTGTAGAAAAAGCCACCCTTGCCCGGTGGCTTTTTTGTGCCTGCGATTTGGTGGTCCAGCTATTCAAGGTCTTCATCAGCCCCTCCCTCTCCCTTTTCAGGGCCTGTTGAGTCCCGGCATGGGTCTCGCTTTGGTACTGGCAGGTTCCGGACTTTTCCGGCCCCTCTTGGCCTGGTCTTCTCGAAGAAACGCTCTGTTCCAAGCTTTGCGGCGTATTGTTCAGGCGTCATGCCTGCTGCTTTTGCCAAACGTTCAAGCTTTTCGTAGAGCCGCCCCTCGATCCCGTGGCAGATCGTGGTTTCGGGCACGTAGGCCTCCTTCCGGGCCTTCAGGCCAGCTGGCGTTTGTCGGTAACATCGGTCTCGATGATGCTTTCCAGTTTTTCCTCAACGCACATGCGCACGAAGACAGCGAGCTGAAGCTTGTGAAGCTTCGCGACGGCCTTCAGGGCCTCGTAGGTTTCATCGTCGTAGCGGGACTTGATCTCCCGGTCTTTCAAATGGCGCGGCTCGTCGTACATAGGTTTTTCCTTGTGGCTTATGAGATGGTTAAGCGGCGGATTTTTTAGGGTGGGCCTCGGACAGAAGCCAGGACGGCTCGAACGGCTTTCCGTTGGCAGATGCCAGCGCAGCTATTCGTTCGGCGTACCGTGTTTCACCGGTGTATTCAGTGCGCGGCAGGCACTCGGCAGTCAGCCATTTGTAAACAGCTCGCGGCGTCTTGCCGCATGCCATGGCAACCACCGGAACGCCGCCGGCGTCATCAATCGATTTCTTGAGCGGGCTCATGTGGCCTCCGGGCGAAATATGAACTTGCAGTACATATTATGTCGGAACTGAAAGTACATGCAAGGGCATGCGATATTGAACCTATGGTTCAAATAGAAGATATCCGCGCGGCGTTCGTCTCCCGCCTCAAAAAGTCGCTTGCCGAAAAAGGCATAGACCAATGGGGAGCGGGCGCTCGCCTAGCGGAAATGACGAAGGTCACACCAAAAGCAGCCAGCAAATGGCTCAATGGTGAGGCAATGCCTGGCGCTGCGAAAATGCAGGCTATTGCTGAGAACCTCGGCGTCCGGATTGAATGGCTGCAGCATGGTTCGGGTGACGGTCCCGGCCTGTCGGTGCTTGAGCCTTCTTCGACTGCTACCGACAAGATCCGGGAAATGCTGGCTGGTAAGGCATTAGGTGATGACCGGCTTCAGAAAATACTAGCGGTTGCTGAAGGTAATGAGCAGGAAGGCACTATCGAAGTACTGGTGAATGACGCCTACAAACCCGGGATGGGCAAAGTTGGCGACGAGGTATGGATTGCGCACTATGACGTGCGCGGCGCGCTTGGCGGTGGCGAGGTGGTCCACGACTACCCCGAATTGCTACAGGACGTCCGCATCAGCCCTTCTCAACTCCGCGCGATGGGCGTCGAGTTCAGAGAGCACTACCACCTGAAGATGGTTACTGGCTGGGGTCAATCAATGACGCCGACGATCAAACACGGCGACCCGTGCCTGGTGGACATCAGCATCAAGGAATTCATCGGAGACGGCATTTACTACTTCTCGTACGGCGGCTTTCAGTACATCAAGCGCCTGCAGCTTAAGGGTAAGGACAAATTCAAGATGATCTCGGACAACCGCAAGCACAAGACTGAGGACATATTCATCGACGAGACCTACATACAGGCCCGTGTGCTGTTTGTCTGGAATGGGAATCTGGTTTGATTCATTCCCCTATCGGCTCATCCAGACTTGGCTTGTCCGTCAGTTCGGATTCCCAGGAGATGCAATTTCTTATGCTGCGGGTGATTTCGTACCGGCGTGACTCAAGGTTTTCGCCCGATTCGAGAATTTCCTGAACAAATCTCAAGCTTGAAAAAACGCGTTCTTTAGGAGTTAACTCGATCATGACGGACCGCCCGGAAATTAAGGTTGGTGACTGGATATATGTGGGTCAGACAGCTTGCGTGGTAGCAATGGTGCATCAAGACTCTACGATCTGCGACTGCATGGTCGTTTCGCACCCGGATAAGCCTACCAACAGTGACGTCATCTGGGATGGCAATCAGTGGTCATTTGCGCCCGGCGACTTCGGTGGCTATGCGGAACATAACCCTCGACTAACTGAGTTTGTAGCCAAATTGAAGCGCGGCCCGCACTATAGGCCCTGACCTATTTCCACCATCAGAATGCCCGCCCTACGAGCGGGCTTTTTTGTACTTGTCAGAAAGGCGCGGGCTCCTCAGTTTCAAATGGATCCGCATTCTGTGCGGGCTTCTCATCGTCCTCTGAGGGCTCCCACCTCAATGTGATCGATGCATCTTCGTGGTTGTGCGTGAGGTTGATCCCATCCGCTTCTGAGATCGCATTCACGATCTCGTTCCACTCCCTCTCTCCGTCCGTGTCCAGCCGATGAATCCTGACCTCCCTCCGCTCCTGGGCAATCGGGTGGTTGATCATCGACGACACGCGCATGGTGAGCCGCTCCATTGGGCTGATTGTCGCCGGCCCTGAACTCTTCTTATTGCCCTGCTGCGCCATAAAACACCTCCTTAGCAAAAACTGTATATCCATCCAGTAATCGGAAGCGAGCATAGCGAACCTTCGGTTCATCGTAAATCCCATTTCGACCGGCAGTTTCTGAACTGAGAAATGAAACGCGAGAAAAATATGTACTTTTGGTACTTGACGCAATGTGAACCTGTAGTTCATATTTCACCCATCGCAGCGACAAACCAACGGTGCGACAGGGACTGATGAGTCCTGCCAGCTCTTTAAAAATCAGCGCAACAAATCAACAGACCGCATTGCCTCTACCGGCGACCGGTGATCAGACAGGCGAACGAGGAAAGCCTGCCCACGACAGGGAGAACCCTGTACGGCTGATCAAGGGCGAAATGCCCGAACCGCGCGAATGACCCGGCAAGCGATGCGCCCCGCCACTCCGGCGGTAATGGAAAGATTTGAAGAATTAGCGCTCCGAGCCTCGGCTATGAGGAGCGCCGGACCTCATGCACCCTGCCCAATCACCCGGGCACACAGAGCTGCAGCGTGCATGTTGTAGGGACCTGCGATCCATGGCGAACAGATACTGATTGACGCCATGAGGAGGAAGCTCGAAGCCCACACCCAACATGATCGGCCAGCCCTGCAATCAGCAGCGGGCAACGGGCCAACACGGCTGACGCAGCAAGCCGCGACCGACGCCAGTAGCGGGTCGCGGTTCAATACCCACAGATTTACTGAAGCACCTGATTACCCGGGTGCTTTGGAAATACCAGGGAGAACCAACATGACACCAGAAGAAATCGCAAAGGCGCTGGCTGATTGGGAAGCGCATCAGAAGGTGAAGGCTGAAGTTGCAGCGAGGGCGAAGCGATGAGCCTGAAAGACCAGGGCTACCGCTTCTGCGTCAGCCCGAATAAGCAAGACGCCAGATGGCTAGCACCGAACATCTGGAAAGCGATGCACGCCGACTGGGTCGACGTTACGGACTGGTCCAGCGAGAAGCTGGTCGCGTTCGTGACGCCCGAGCCGCAGCAGGAAGAGCTGTTCGCAGCGTAAAAACCGTCGGCATTCGCAAGAGTGCCCATCGGAGATTGATCGAAGCGTGCCCAAGCGGGCTGCAGCGCTAGGATCGCAAAGCCCCGTGAAGTTCCTGAGCCGGTATGAGCAAGACGGCCAATACCAAAAACGCGGCGGGAAGCAAGCGGGCCAGCGCCCCGGTGCTTCGATCAATCTCCGATGCAGATGAATGCCCGGGCTGACGGGCAAGTGTAAGACCTGAGGGATCGCGGGAATCGTGGTCGATAGAGTGAGTAAGCGCCCAGATGGCCACGGCGAGTCCAAGAATAAGCGGCTGAAACCTTCGCCCCGGTGAAACTCCGGTGTCACTAAGGCCGCTAATAGTCATGCCGGGATCAGCTCCGGTCTCTGCATCACCCACCAACCGGAGACTCACATGCTCCAAATCATCCTGATCGGCGCAGCGCTCAGCCATGTGCGGCCAGAACCGCACTCTGAAAGCGGCCTGCCAACCGATCCACAGCGCTTCATTCGTGAACGCTGGCGAACGATCACCGGGGTCGCAGCGTTCTGGAGCTGACTTCCCCGCCAATAAACCCCGAGTGGCGCCGTAAGCCTGAAGGCGGCGCCCAACACCTGGACAGGCAGCGGAAAGCAGGGCCGTCGATGTCACCGCGCATTGGCCGGAAGGTAGGCCCACCCCTCGCAGCACATCGGAACAGTGCCCGCACATGCGGAACCCCCTAGCCCATATCGAACACACCCACATGCAACTACTCCGCTGCCCCTTGGCCGTTCGCGTTCTTGTGGTTGCAGCTGAGTGTGTTTGGTTAATCAGCAAGGAGATTGAGATGTGCGACTGCAGATCAGTTTTTGAAAAGGCGGCGGCCGAACACCACCCGGAAATCATCGGAGCCAAAGCAACTCTGGCCGGTTACATGCTTATCCCTGCCGGTCGTCAATATGCCGAGTGCGAGATTGTCGGCACTCGGACGACGGCCAAAGGCAAAGAGGTCGCCGCCAAGGCGAAGATCAACGTGATGGGCAGCTACTGCATGTTCTGCGGCGAGAAGTACCCGGAGGCGGCATGAGCGGCTGGATCAAATGCAGCGACCAACTGCCTGAGCTGCCCAAGGGCGGCGGCAAGGCCTGGGTCATCGGCTACACCCCGGCAAGAAAAGCACAGAGCAACGCCAATGGCGCCCGCTTTCTCTACTGGAACGGCGTTGATTGGCGATACGGAGACGGCTCGCGGTTCGAGCATCGCGTAACTCATTGGCAGCCACATCTAACCCCGCCCACCGAATAACCCCACCCCATCGACCGCATCGACAGGTGCCCGCGTGCTTCACGGCACGGGCTTGGTCACCTGCGCGGGCATCTGATCAATGCGGTCTCAGCTCGCCCGGAGGCGACCATGAACTCATTCGCAAGAGCGCAAGCGCGCTGGGACAACATGCAGCCGGATGAAGACTCCGGGCATGAAGAAGCGGCGCGAGTCTGGATTGAAAACACGGCTGAGAACCTGATGCGCGGCTGTGACCTGGTGATTCGCCGTCAGTATTCGGCGCCGATCGTGGTCGAGTATTCAGCCTACCTGAATGCTGTTCAGCTGCATCTGAATCAGCGGCAGATCGACGGTGATGACACCGAAGACTGGTTCGCGCAGTTGGTCATCGCGGCCGTAGGCGGCGGCCCAGTCAAGACGTTTGGCGAGGCACTGCTCGGCGAAGGCGAAACGTCGATGGGCAAGCTGTTCGATATCGCAGTGTCGCTGGTCGAGCCGCACGCCGAAGCAGGTCTGCAGGCTGAAGCAGAGGATGCGGATCTATGAGCAAGGACGTAGCAGACGCTTTTATCGGCGTAGAGATCGCGAAGATCGCCAAATCACCCATGCCTCATGTTGATCACACCTACGTCAGCGGGATGATCGACATGGCGGTGATGCTCGGCCAGCTGACTTACGAGGACGGGCAGTGCTACCACCAGGCGCTGGAACGGAAGGTCGGTAACCGGAAGACTGAACTCAGGAGGGTGGCATGACCACGCCAATCGTCAAATCCCTGATCGACGAGCAGCTCGACGACATCGAACGGAAGCTGGCGGTTATAGGCTTCGGCCTTCCGTTCAACGAAGTGCTCGGCCTGCCGCGCGAGACCGCTGTATGTGATCTGACAAAGCGCTTGGCACCGATTCAGAAAGGACGGCGGATCGCAGTGAGGGTTCGGTCATGAGCAATCGCACGCATTTAAAGCCACGGATCAAGCTCGTAGATGGCGCGTGGGAAACGATAGCGCCAACTGCCGTTCATGTCCCAAATCTTGTGAGGCTTGCGGAACAGTTTTGCGCTGAAAAGAACATGGACTCTGAGGTCCGCTGCGCATGCGGAAGCGAATACGGGCTGCCCAACGCTGACGACGGGCATTTCTACTGCAACCGCGGACATGGTGGTGCATTCCACTGCGCGCCATGACAGACGCCCGGCGCCGCCGGCGCCTTGTCTTCTGGCGCGGATCGTTCCCGGTCCTTGCCGCCTTCACCGTCCTGATGTTGTCGCTGTCGCTCGCTGACCGCATTACCCAATAGCTGCTTATCAGCTTCTTAGCAAAGCTAAGAGATCCCTACCCCATTCAATCGCAGCGCCCCGGCACACGGATGGCGCGGGAGACTCCGCATGTCTGCAACTCAGCAGCTCGTCAGCATTGACGACATCAACGAATCAAATGCTCCGGCCATTTATGTGCTGGGCGGGCTGAAGCCTTTCCTCGAGCACACCAAAGCGGAAGTCTCCGGCGAAGTGCCAGACCTCACCACTCGCAAGGGTCGTGAGCGCATCGCCAGCCTGGCTGCAAAGGTCAGCAAGTCGAAGACGGCGGTCGAGAAGCCGGGCCGCGACTACCTGCGCCGCCTGAAGGAAATGCCGAAGGTTGTCGAGGCCGAGCTGCGCGAGTTCGTCACCGAGATGGACGCACTGCGCGACCAGGTGCGGCAGCCGCTTACTGAATGGCAGGCTGCCGAGGATGCGCGCGTTGACCGACACAATGACGGTATCGCCCAGATCAAGGACGTCAACACTGACGGCATGAGCGCCTCCCTCATCGGCGCGAAGATCCAAGACCTGGACAGCACTGCCATCGGTGAGGAATGGGAGGAGTTCGAAGAGGAAGCACACCGCGCGAAGGCAGCGTCCCTCGCCACGCTGCGAACTGCACTGGCCAAACAGGAGCAGATTGAAGCTGAGCAGGCGGAACTTGCCCGCCATCGCGCCGAAGCCGAGGCCCGCGCACAGCAGGAACGTGAGGCGCAGATCGCCCGCGATGCCGAAGAGCGCGTGCGCCGTGAAGCAGAAGCTGCCGCCCAAGCTGAGCGCGAAGCCGCTATCCGCCGGGAGGCAGACGCCAAGGCCGCCGCAGAACGCCGCGAACTGGAACTGAAGCTTAAGGCCGAGCAGGCAGAGCGTGCAGCCGCGCAGGCCGAGGCCAACCGAATCGCCTCCGAGCAGCGCGCCGAGCAAGAACGCGTTGCAGCGGCGCAGCGTCAGGCAGACGCAGTTGAGCGTGCACGCCTGGCTGAGATTGCTCGTGCCAATGCTGCAGCCGACGAAATCATTCGCCAGCAGAACGCCCGGGAAGCTGACAAGGAGCATCGCCGCACGATCAATGCTGCCGCTCTGGAAGCGTTTGTGAAAGGCGGCATGACCGATGAGTGTGCAAAGCAGGCAATCACTCTGATCGCCAGCCGACTGATCCCTGCCATCACTATCCAATACTGAGAGGTCGCCATGAGCAATCTTGCCGTGAAAGATCCGGCCGCCCGCGTGCCGGCCGTCCAAACCGAATCGACGACCATCATGTCGATCATCCAGCAGGTGGCGATGTCTCCAGATGCCGACATCGACAAGATGGAGCGTCTGATGGCGATGCATGAGCGCTTCCAGGCTCAGCAGGCCAAGCAGCAGTACGACGACGCACTGTCGCAGATGCAGGAAGAAATGCCTGTTATCGGCGAGCGCGGCGGCATCAAGGATAAGAGCGGCCGTATTCAAAGTACGTACGCCCTTTGGGAAGACATCAACGAAATGATCAAGCCGGCCCTTGCCCGACACGGCTTTGGTCTGACCTTCCGAACCCCGCGAAACGAGAAAGGCATTGAGGTTGAGGGCGTACTGAGTCATCGCGCCGGGCACCGCGAAACAACTTCCATCGTTTTGCCCGTCGACACATCGGGCAGCAAGAACGGCGTACAGGCCGTGGCGTCCAGTGTCAGCTATGGCAAGCGGTACACCGCCGGCCTGCTGCTGAATATCACCACCACAGGCGAAGACGATGACGGGAATGGCGGCGTCGCCGCTGTCACACCGCGCGTTACGTCTGCTCAGGCTGCGCAACTGGCGATGTTGCTGGAGAAGTGCAGCGACAAGGCGAAGAAAGCTTTCGCCGGTATCCACGGTACGCCATCAGCGGTCGAGAAAGCCGTGTTCGACCAGGTGCTGGCAATGCTCACCAAGTCAGCCGCCCAGAACGCGAAGAACCCTGAAGGAGAAGGCAATGAAGATAATCAGTGACGTCGAACAAGGCACTCAGGCGTGGCTGGATCTGCGTCTGGGCATCATCACCTGCAGCGAGCTGGATAGCCTGCTGGTCAACGGCAAAGGCGAAGCTGGGTTCGGAGCCGGAGCGTTCACCTACATGAACACGCTGATCGGTGAGCGAATCACTGGCGAGGCTGCCGATCCATTCCAGGGAAACCGGCACACCGAGCGCGGCCATGAGTACGAAGGCATTGCCCGTGGTTTGTATGAAGCCCGCGAGGACGTGAAGGCCGAACAGGTCGGCATCATCCTGAACCACGGCATCGGCTACTCGCCAGACTCGCTGATCGGCGCTGATGGCCTGACCGAGATCAAAACCAAGCTGCCGAAGCTGCAGGTCGAAGTGATCCTCGGCGGCGAGATCCCCAAAGAACACATCGCTCAGTGCCAGGGCGGCCTCTGGGTCTCCGAGCGCGAGTGGATCGACTTCGTCTGCTACTGGCCCGGCATGCCGCTTTTCATCAAACGCGCATACCGCGACGAAGTGATGATTCGCAAGCTCTCCGAACGTATCACCACCTTCTACGAAATCCTCGACGAGCGCATGAACAAGGTGCTCGGCCTGGCCGCATAACTCAAGGAACCACGATGCCAACACTTACCGATATCGGCCGCTTGGGCCGTGATGCTGAGCTGCGCTACACCCCCAACGGCGATGCTGTCTGCAACTTGCCCTTGGCATGCGAATACGGCCGCAAGGGTCAGGACGGAAAGCGTCCAACCCAGTGGGTCGACGCAACGCTGTGGGGCAAGCAGGCTGAAGCCATGGCGCCGTACCTGCTCAAGGGCCAGCAGCTGCACTTCACCATCGACGATGCTCATGTCGAGACCTTCTACAAGAGCGACGGCAGTCAGGGCATAAAGCTGACTGGCCGGGTGATCATCGTCAAGTTTGCCGGTTCCTCACCGCAACAGCAGGCACAGCAGGCGCCGCAACAGCAGGCCCGCCAGCAGCCACAGCAGCGCACCCAGCAACAGAGCAGGCCGGCCCAGAACCAGCAAGGCACGAACGGCCCTGATTTCGACAGCTTCGACGACGACATCCCCTTCCGCCAACTGCCGTATCTCGCGGGGGCCTGACGATGATCAGCATGGAACTGAGTGCTGTGCAGCACAACCGTAGCAAGTCAGCAGAAATCGCCGCCGCCATGGCCGAATACGAACGCCGCGGCGGGGTCATTCACGAGCTCAGCGTCACCCGCAGCGTGGCCCTTCCCTTCAACAACGAAACCATCGCCTACGGCTACAAGAACTCCAACGAAAGCGAGCGCAAGGCTCAGGAAGCATTGGCCCTTGAGCGCCGCACTGCAGAACAGCTGAGGGCCTATGCAGGGATCGGGCTGAAGCAGGCTGCCGCCGATATGGGGATCAGCTCGAAACGCCTCGGGCACATCGCCAAGGAATACGGGATCGTCTTTCCGACGAAGGTCAGGCCGCCGTCAGCGCTCGCGCTCAAGCGGCAGGCCGAGGCTCTGCTGGTTCCGGATATTCGCCGGCGCTTTGCAGAGGGCGCCACCCAGCAGGACGTCATGCGTGAGTTCGCATTCACGCCCGACCAACTACGCAGGGTGGCGAACGACCACACGATCGAACTGCCCGGGGCGGTCGACGAAGCCGAAGATCGGAAGCTGATACCGCGTATCGAAGCCTTCCGTGACCTGGGCATTCCCCGCACGACCTGCGCCAAGCGGATGGGCATGAGTCAGAAGAAGCTCTGGCGAATCATCGAGTCTTACGGCGTTGACTATCCGATCCACGCCCGATGAAGCGCATCAGCAGACTCGTCGCCCAGCGCAGACGGCAGTAACACATTCATCTCCCGGCGAGCGGGTTGACGGAGGCCGGTAATGGCTTTGAATCAGAAGCAGCGCGACGAGCGCATGACGGAAAATAGGCGCAAGGCTGGCGAGGAGGAATTGCGGTTTCGGGTTCGCGCCGGAACGAAGCAGGCTCTCGCCGAACTGATGGCTTGGGCAGAGATCGAGGAGCAAGGCGAAGCGCTGACGCTGATGATTCACCATCTTCACGGATTAGGGCCTGATCGGGCCCTGCCGCTGCTTGAGGTGCCGCGCCACGAAATAACGGTGTCGCCAATCGTGGCGCGAAAACTGGAGTTGGCCTATCAGCGAGAGGCATTTCGGATCGGCCGGGAAGAATAAGGAATCAGTCGGTCAGGTTGTGGCGGTTTGCATCACAAAAATGCTGCCACTCACCAATGGCTTTGGAAAGCTCATTGTGACGCGAATCAAACTCTTCAAACGGACCTTCAGGAACAATCGGGTTGTCGGCATAGAAAGCAGCGAGTTGTTCGTTCTTCTCGGCCATTACTCCTGAAAGCCTTATGCACTCGCGATAATAGTCATTTCTGTTCATCTTCACTCCTTGACCCGGCCCCATGCCGGTCACCACGTATAGCCCACCACCAACCTATTCGCCACCGAACTTTCGGAGGCTTGATTCTGCATGGAGCATTGCCATGGCCGATCAATTTTATCTGCAGGACAGTCGAAGCTACGTCGGCGACGGTCTGACGTTCCACGGCAAGGAGCACCGCGGCTACTACACCGACCTGGATAAGTGCCACTTGTACACTCAGGAGCAGGCCTGCGGCCATCGCGACACCGACATCCCATGGCCGAAGGATTACATCGACGCTCGGGCTCACCATGGAGTCGATTGCCAGTTGATGGATGAGCAAGCCAATCAGGCAATGCTGGTTCCTGGTTGCCGGGTCTATGTTCAGGTCTGCGGCGACTGGAATGGCAACGACGTCTATTGGGTCGGCGCCAAAAGTCGCGGCGAGGTGACAGAGAATCTCGACCTTGCTGCAGAAATGGAATTCGAGGGGGCTTCGTTCATGTTCGCCGACCAGGCGCAGAGCGGGCAGCGCAAGCTTTGGGCCTGCGCCTACATCGACTCGATCAGGCGTCGTCTCGTACACCGTCACCGGGTCAGCATCAAAGACGCGTTGCGCGGTACAGGAATCAAGCTGATCAAGCCGAAAAAGCCGAAAAAGCCGCAGGAAATGATGTTCAACTGTCATGGTTGCGGGCGGTTCATCTCTGATCGCCAGCGCTTTCAGCATGACTGCTTTAACTGCGGCGCTGACAACCGTCCATGATCACACCAGCGCATCCACCGCCACCTCAATCTCATTGATGGCCATCGGCACATGAAGTGAATCGTATTCCCGGTACTGCAGCAGCTCATCGGCGGCGGCCTCTGACACCTCGTCCAGATCCAGCCCCTGCTTTCTCGCAACGCTCAGTACCGCCTTCAGCGCCAGCAATAGCGCTGTAACCCTTTTCTCGCTCATGACCTTCTCCCTTCCTGTGGAGAGGTAAGCGTAGGCCATTCCCGAATTTGAATCACGCCACTGGCGAGGATCCCGCATGACCGCATTTCAGAAAGTGCACAAGCTCGCCAGCGAGCAATCACCGTCATTGGCCCTGCCCTTTGAACAGGAACTGATCGTTGATCTGTTCGCCGGCGGCGGTGGCGCCAGCAAGGGAATCGCCAAGGCGTGGCGGGAACCGGACGTGGCTGTAAACCACAACGAGATCGCCCTGGCCGTTCACCGCGCCAATCACCCGACGACCGCGCACTACGTGGCGGATGTATTCGAGGTTGATCCGCTGCTGGCAACCCGCGGGCTTCCGGTGGCACTGCTATGGGCCTCACCGGATTGCAAGCACTTCAGTAAAGCCAAGGGCGGCGCGCCGCGCGATCGCAAGGTGCGTGGGTTGGCATGGGTCGTGATTCGATGGCTGCACGCAACCCGGCCGCGCCTGATGCACCTGGAGAACGTAGAAGAATTCTGTGACTGGGGGCCGATCGATGATGAGGGGCTGCCGATCAAGTCTGAGCGCGGTCGTACCTTCAAGGCTTTCATCGCGGCGATGAGCACTGGCCTGCCGGAAGATCACCCAGACATGCCGGAAGTCATCAACGCTATCGGCGAGTTCGTACCGGTCGAGGCGCTGGTGCGCGGCATGGGATACAACGTTGAGTGGCGGGAGCGTGTAGCAGCAAACGCCGGCGCCCCAACGATCCGCAAACGTCTTTACCTGGTGGCGCGGCGAGATGGGAAGCCGATTGTCTGGCCAGCCCCATCGCGACACAAGGAGCCAACAGCGAGTCAGTCCCCTTGGCGCATGGCGGCTGAATGCATCGACTGGACCTATCCAACACGCACCATCTTCCGCGATAAGCCCATGGCGAAAAACACCCTGCGGCGTGTTGCAAAGGGACTATGGCGTCATGTCCTGACGAGTGCGAAACCCTTCATCGTTCCAATGCGCGGCACCTCTGCGAGCCACACCAGCACCCACGGAATCGATGAGCCCCTGTCCACCGTAAGCGCCAGCGGAAACCATCATGCGTTGGTACAACCGGTTGCCGCGCCATTCCTTACCGAATGCGCCAACGGCTCGTCGCAGAGAAACTTCGACGTTCAGGAGCCGCTGCGCACCCAGGTAGCGCAGGTCAAGGGAGGACACTTTGCAATGGTCGGGGGGCACCTCACCCATCTGACACATCATGGCGACCGCAGCGGGTATCCGTTGAACGAGCCTGCCAGAACCATTACCGGCGCCGACCGAGACGAGCAAGCTCTAGTCGCCGCGTTCTTCGAGCAGGCTAACGGTGGGTTTTACGACGGAGATGGCCGCGCCGCCGAGGCGCCACTTTCGACAATCTGCCAGTCCGGCGCCAACCAGCGGCTGGTGAACGCTTACTTGGTGAAGTACTACGGGAACGAAAAGGACGGCATCTCGCTACACGAGCCCATGCACACCCTGCCCACCAAGGACCGTGTCGCACTGATCGAGGTTGAGCGAGTGATGAGCGCACTGTCGCCCGAGCAACTTGAAGGTGCCCGGCGCTGCGCCGCGTTCATGCATGAGTATCTGCCGGAGCACTTCAAGGAGCCTGCCGATCTGGTGATGCTCGACGGGTATGTGCTGATCGACGTCACCCTGCGCATGCTTCAGCCGCCAGAGCTCAAGAAGGCCCAAGGCTTTCCGCATGACTACATCATCGACCGCGGGCTGTTCGTGGATCCGGTAACGGGTGCTGAAGAATGGCGCGACATCAACAAGACCGACCAAGTGAAGCTGATCGGCAACAGCGTATCGCCTTACGAAGCTGAAGCTTTGGTCGCGGCAAACGCTGCAGACCTGATCGACCTCTACCGGCGAATCGCCGCCTGACCAAGCCAAAAGTAACCTCCAGAGGTTACATCTCGAAAAGTAACCCAAATGGGTTACAGGGAATCAATCCATGCGCATATATCTCAGCGGGCCGATGACGGGCCTGCCCGATTACAACTACCCGGCGTTCAACGCTGAAGCCGACCGGCTACGCGCGCTGGGCTACGTCGTCGAGAACCCGGCAGAGAATCCCCTGCCCGCCGACGCGCCCTGGCACCTGTGCATGCGTGACGCCATCCGCCAGATGCTGACCTGCGACGTCGTGGCCTTTCTGCCTGGCTGGCAGGTCTCTCGCGGCGCCAACGTCGAAATCGAACTGGCCGGACATCTCGGCATAGAAGTCATTCAAGCGAGCGGCATTATTTCGCCGCGGGAGGGGTTATGAGCCAGGAATTCCAGCGCGAAGATCGCTACATCGTTATCAAGCGCAAAGACCTTGAAAAAGTGCCAGCTGCTTACCGTAAGGATTTAGTGGATCCTCTCCCATGGCTCCAAGTACATCTGCCTCGCCGTGAATGCCTGGTAATTGAAAGCGACTGGCCAGAATATGAACCGGTCTGGGCCATGGTCGAAGCGCGCATGACTGGCGCCCCTATGCCGCCTGCTGGCGGGGAGGTGAAGGAAATTGGCGGTATAGATGTTGCTGCGGCCAGCGTTCTACGATTTTGGGCAGAGGACGCGCACAACATTCGCTGCGTCCGTGCCGAAGATTTCGACGCCCACCTCACCCGCCTGCAGGCCGAGAACGCCGCACTCCAGCATCGCTTGAACGTGGCGGATCAGCTTGTCGACGACCTGAAAAAGGACAAGGAGCGGCTTGACGCGCTGGAGGCGAACTTCTGGGACGTGCGTCATGACAGCAGCGCGCTTGGCGATACCGGCGACTATACGTCGTGCGTTGAGATCGTCGGGCGCTGGATGGACAAACCGCATGAGCGCGTGATCGGCGAGAACTACGACGAAAACCTGCGTGCTGCCATAGACCAGGCGATGACGGCAGATGCCTACCCGCCAGCGCGTCCGGAATACCAGGAACTCGACGCGGCGCTTGCCGAAGAGGACTGGCATATGAACCCGTGCAAGCAGGGTCACCGCGACGTCGGCGCGTGCGGCGGCAAGGCCTTCTGTCACACCTGCGACGAGACGATCACTGCGGCAACGACGCAGGAAGCCTTCGAGCAGTGGAACGCAACGCACCCCGCCACCCCGCAATAACCCCGCCGCCCGTTCGGCCCCACCCTATCCCTATTGCCTGCTGCGTATGCGGCGAGGACGAAGTCATGACTGAGGAAATCATTTTCGTGAACGACAATCCAGCACAGTGTGGCTGCACATCGCGCTTCAGCGACGGCGGCGGCCAGTATTCGAATGTCTTTTACGTCACACCGTGTTCTATCCATTCGCCGAAGGTTTTCGGGCCGGCCGAGGTTGTTCGCGATAAAGATGGTTGGTGGTGGCATCCAGATGTCCCGGACTTTGGGGAAGGCGAAGACCCGGCGCCATATCTCGCCTGGGTGGCTGAACAAAGGCTGGAGCTGAAAGGCTGGCATGCGGGCGATGAGACTTATGACCTTCCTGAAGAGGATGCCGCATGCACGGCTTGGAATCCTGAGTCACCCGGACCTGAATGGTTTCTGATGGGTATCTTCGATACCGAGGATGGACCTTATGTCAGCTGGGCTCGCCGGATGGTGACGCCATGAGCCGCAGCGGATATAGCGACGACTGCGATGGATGGAGCCTGATTTGCTGGCGCGGCGCGGTGACGTCGGCCATCAAGGGCAAGCGCGGTCAGGCATTCCTGATCGAGCTTCGCGAAGCATTAGAGGCAATGCCGGAGAAACGATTGGTCGCGGATGTTCTGGAGGCTGATGGCCAGTTCTGCGCCATCGGCGTTCTCGGCGCAAAGCGCGGGGTCGGTATGGACAAGCTCGACCCTGCCGACCGCGAGGAGGTCGCCGAAGCTTTCGGCATAGCACCTGCCCTCGCCGCCGAGATCGTCTTTATGAACGATGAGGGCATTTGGAATTCTGAAACGCCGGAACAGCGCTGGCAGCGCATGCGCAAATGGGTCGATGAGCAGATTCTGCAGGTGACGCCATGACCAAAGAGGAACTTGCAGCACTCGCACCAAAGGTCGCCATTGCCATCGAAGCAGGCAAAGCAGCGGCGGCAGCGTGTACCAACGACGGTGGCAGCGCCAACCTTGATCGAGTGGTGATCCCAATCCCCGGTATGCGCGCTACATCAGTGAAGGGCCTCCCGGGGTATGTGCAGAAGGCGCACGGCTATCACCGGCAAGGCATTCACCTCGACACGCCATGGCCAGGCCAGGGCAACCAGCACAGCGCCGGGGTCCAAGCCATGCACAAATCACTCAAGGATCAGGGCGTGGACTGCTACGTCTACTACCAGATCGACTGAACAACCCCTTCCCCATCTATCCACATGCCTGCCGGTGTACGGCGGGCGGGAGATCCTATGGCTGTGAATAATCTGCAAGAACTGAAGGCGCTGGCAATCGCAGCAAAGAACGACTGCGGCGATTACGTAGCGTTGAACGATTACGGCATGGCTATGCCACCTGCCGTGACCATTGGGTTGATCGAAGAAATCGAACGGCTGAGGGCTGCCCTTGGTGAGCCCGCTGCAAAGGCATGGCGAATCATTGACCGCAAAGGCAAGCGCTTCACCGTCTACCACGAAGGTCTGGCTACTGCCATCGCGGAGACAGGCCTTTCTGTTACGCCCATGTGCGACATGCCTCCTGCCGGATGGGAGTGCAGCCGTACGCCAGGCCATGAGGGTCCGTGCGCCGCATCTGAGGTGAGCGATGAGCATTGACAGATCAACACTCACGATTCGCGAAGTTGCGCACTACAACGGCGGCAAAGCGTTTTTTGCCTACGGATATGAGTGTGTCCAGTACCCCCAACTCACCTTGTTCAAGCGCTACGACCGCAAGACGAAGCAAGTGACAAACACATGGCGCGTCAATGGCGTAGATCAACCAGACCTTGATGTCGCGATACAGGTGCTGGAAGCAGAGCAAGCACAACCACTCAACCCCGCATAGACCCCGGACGGAGGTAGCCAACATGGCGAACGCCACTGCCGCCAAGGCGACAAGCATCTTGCCGAGATTCATTCGGTTCGGTGATGCGCCTGGTTATCTCGGCATGTGCCGGGATGAGTTCAACAAGACCGTACGTCCTCAAGTCCGCGAATTCCCCATCGGAAAACAGGGCGTTGCATTCGACCGGCATGAGCTGGACGAGTGGGCTGATGCCTACATTTCGGCCAGGGCAATTGAAAAAGCCGCTGTTCAGGACAACAATCAGCCCCGCAGTGGGCGCCAAGGAGTCAATAAATGGCGCGAAAAACGATCTCCGGTCTCTACGAGAGAAACGGAATCTGGCACATCGACAAGGTCGTCAGAGGTCAGCGACTTCAAGAAAGCACTGGAGCAAGCGAAAGGCAGGAAGCGGAGCAATACCTGATTCACCGGCTGGAAAAGCTTAGGCAGGAAAAGGTCTACGGCGTGCGCCAGGTGCGAACGTGGCGCGAGGCGACTACACGGTTTTTGGTGGAGTTCAAGGATCAGGCGTCAATCGCGCTGTCTGCATCGCACATCGAGCAGTTGGACCCGTACATAGGCGATCTGCCGATCACGCATATAGATGACGGGACTCTTGCCGCGTTTAAGCGCGACCGGCAGAAGCCTACGAAAACTGCAACGGGGAAGGTGAAGCCAGGCGTTTCGAACCGTACGGTCAACATCGCGTTGCAGCGTGTCGTCCGGATCTTGAACCTGTGCCACAGGAAGTGGCGAGACGCAGAGAAACGGCCATGGCTGGATAGCGTGCCAATGATTTCAATGCTGGAGGAGAAAAGGTCGAGCCGTAAGCCTTACCCGATGTCATGGGAAGAGCAGTCGATTCTGTTCGCGGAAATTCCGGATCACCTGCTGAGGATGGCTCTCTACAAGGTGAACACCGGCTGCCGCGAGCAGGAGGTCTGCAAACTCAAGTGGGAGTGGGAAATACGGGTTCCGGAACTGGGAACGAGCGTGTTCCTGATTCCGGATGACTTTGGCGGGCGAAGCGAACGTTCTGGCGTTAAAAACCGGGACGAACGGCTCGTTGTGCTGAACAAGGTGGCAATGCGAATCATCGACGGGCAACGCGGGTTGCACGCGCAGTATGTCTTCCCGTACGGCCAGCCTGACGAGCACGGGCCTACCGCGATGCATCGGATGAACGATACAGCATGGAAGAAAGCCAGGGTGCGGGCGGCGTCGAAGTGGGAAAAGGAACACAAGTCGCCGGCGCACCCTGGGTTCAGATCGATAAGGGTCCACGACCTAAAGCACACCTTTGGCAGAAGGTTGCGTGCAGCGGGTGTGACCGAGGAAGATCGAAAGGCATTGCTGGGACATAGAAACGGCAGCATCACCAGCCACTATTCTATCGCAGAGCTTGGGCAGTTGATCGAGGAGGCAAACAAAGTATCGGCAACCGATTCGCGAGGACCGGCGCTGACGATCTTGAAAAGGAAAACGGGATGA